TCATTCCCTGAACATCGCCTCCACTGAAAATCGGCTTCAGCGCAGGCATCATCGCCATGGAGGACATAGCCCGCATGATATCCCCGTACATGGCGGGGTACTTCGCTGCATACTCCTTGGCGAAATCACTGACCACCTTCACCTTGTCCCAACTCTTCAAGACTCCGTACAGACTGATCTCCAGGAGCCTGAACGATTGGGTCACATTCAGCATCGATTGGCCCCACTTCAGGAAACCAGCGGCTGCCACGCCTGCCGCAGCGGCACCAATTCCGGTGATCGCCGACAGCACCTTCAGGGCAGTCTTGAGGAAGCTTTCAGCAACACCAGCGGCACTCTTCACGGCCCCGCCAAACTTGTTGAAAAAACTCGTGATACGTGGCGAGGTTCTATCGGCAGATGCACCGACCTTTCCGAAAGCACCTTCGATCCTTCCCGATGCCTTTTCCAGGCCGGCCAATTCGCCTGTGACCTTGCTGTATCCCGTGGAGCCATATCTAAGGGTTACGTTGTCTGCGATGACTCGGCCCTCCTTTCATACGGTAGATTAGGCAAACACCCTGTCCATCTCGGCGTAGATTCTTTTCAACTTTCCTTGTTTCTGGAGCTCTTCGAGAAACTCTTTTGGGGGGGGAACAGTGTCGTCAGACCACCCAGGTGGATAGAGTTGCGATCGAAGGATGTCGTACTCGATCATCCTCCTGACCGTATCCAGCGTGAGCTCCACACCTTCGTGTTTCGCCCGTGAATACGTATCCCACAGCAGATCGTTCATCGAGCATCGTCTTGCAACAATGCCTAGTTCGCCGACGCAAGCGCGAACCCTTTCCATGCCCCATCGACTGCGCGGGGCAATCTTCTCTCCGAATCTCTCTGTGATCTTGACCTTTTGCATGGCCTGATCTCGAGTGAAGTACCTGATATCGTTCGGAAACCCATACAACGGATCCTTCTGCCACCTCTCGGCGAGTTCTTTCTGTTTCAGTGCCTTGCTGGCCTTCTCGTCAGGCGTCTCGCCCCACATCAACCTGATCTGATCTTTCGCCTCCCGAACCTTCCTCTTGTTCAGGTAATGCCAGTACAACCTCAGAAGTGGCCTGGTCAGACCTTTCTGTACGTACTCTCTCTTCCAGCCATACTCGGCTGCAAAGGCCTCGTAAATCTCACCAAGAGAGACATACCTTACTTCTTCTCCTGCTGCTGCTGCTCGGGCTCCTTCGTTGCCTCTTCCTTCTTTCCTGGCATGAAGCTCCCCAGGAGCCCTTGGAAGTTTTTTCTGCTCTCCTCCGGAAGCCCATCGTCCGATAGGTTCTGCTTCCAAAAGACCCCAGCAAAATGCTTCATCTGAGGAATGGTCATGTTCTTCGCCACGATATTCGCCGGAACCTCGATGATCTGTTCGACCAACTTTGGGATCTTCCCGCTACTGATGATGGCCTCGATCGGGCTTTCCCGGCAATCAACAAGACTGACCTTGCAATCAGGACACTCAAGGGTGATCCCAAGCTGATCCGGAAACACCTTCTCGCATTTTGGACATCGCGCGTTGTTGTTGAAGACCTTGTTCAGGATCTCCGCGACGTCCTTCGATACGCGCTCCACAACCCCTTCGGTCAGCGGAGACATCTCATACGCCCGTGATCCGATAACCACGGCCATCGTGTTCTCTTCCGGCAGAAGAACCCTCAACTCGTCCGGAACCTCTACTGCTTTGTCCGTGCTTCCCATCACAACCCTCCTTCGTCGTCGTGGATTATTCAGCACTTCATGATTTCCATTCCCTTATCTGCCGATTCCTCATAGGCTTCATACGTCTTGACGCCTCTCATGACAGTCGAGAGAGGGATCAAAGCCTTCACTACCTTGAACCCAATCTGGACGTCCAACAGAACGTACTCCTTGCCTTGAGGATCACCGTCAAGGGTTACCTTCAACATAGGTCACCTCACTTACTACGCCACAGTCAGTTTGCTCGAGACCACCAATGCGCTTTCGTTGATGTTGTCCATGCCCGAGCCGTCCTTGGCAACAACGATCACCCAATAGTCGCCAGCACTGATCGAGGTCAACGCATAGGTCGTCAAATCGAAATACTGGCTGATGCCATCGAGGTCGACGATCTGAGCGGCCGTCTTATTCGCCTCCGATGGAACCGTGTTCGGCTCAATGGTGGTTGGCGCGGTACCGGGAACGGACAGCTGACTGTCTTTGATCACGTACACATCATAGTAAGACACAACACTCGAGACGGAAGCCACGCATGTCATGTCTATCGTCTGCGATCCCGCGTCCTCAACGGCAAGAGTCGTAACCCCTGCTGGCTGTTCCAACTGCGCCTTGATCCCGAGCTGTGAGTTCTCACCCAGCGAACTTCCACGGTATACGAGCTGCTGGACGATCGCACCGACCGGGACATTACACCCAACGGCCCCTTCGTTAGCCGCGGGGACGACAAACTTCCCTGCTGCTATCGAGGTCGGTATGCAGTAGGCGAGGACCGTCCCGTACTTGGTCAGGATGACCAACGGCACCTCTGCCACAAAACTCAGGCTGTTTGGGTCAGGAGTGCATTCGAGATCTGTCCCACCGGAAGTGAATGCAGTATCCACATACGTCTGCAACTTCTCGATGGCGTAGTCTTCTCCGGAGGGCCTCCCGTCCAGAAGATTGGCCACAACCTTCTCGACATCGATATACATATCGGTTGCACCGCTCGCACTGCCCTTCAGAAAAAACTTTTCCTTGGATCCTTCCTCCGTATCCACCCGATACTTCTCGATGTCAACCGTGACCTGCTTCGTCAACTGCGATCCATCGCTCGGGTTTGTGTATTCCACCGTGATTGTCTTGCTCATGGCCTCAGACCTCCTTTTTCATGATTTCCTAGGTGGCTACCACCCGTCGCATGTTGATAACGACGTTGTACAAATCCAACGGATCCTGAACCGGCGTTCTCCCGGGTTCCCCGTCAATAACCCATCCTTCGCCCGCCTCGGCCTCAATGGCGGTAATCTCAGTCTGCAACTCCGCGTTCGTAATCCAGTAGAGCCGGACAATCTTGCGCTCAAGATATCCAAGCTGCTGAACCACAGACTCCCCGTTCACCAGAGGATGCTCCTTCTGCCGGGGTATCTTCACAACCGGGTCGACAACCTTCGAGTAGCCCATACTCACCAACTCCAGAGTGGCAGGCGCCTGCCAGTGAGAAACTTACGGCGTTGAATCGTCGTCGTAGATTTCTACGGATTCCTCGATATTGGCCTTGTCCGTCTGATTCAGCGTCGTCGTTCTCGTTATCTTGTACCAAGCTGAAATCGCGTCCAACTCAGCGATCGTGAACAAAGTCGGGGTGATCATGTTTTGCTGTGCGTTGGGAACCGTGTTGCCGACGAACTTCTCGAGTTCGATCGTAAACTTCTCCCAATCTGTCACACCTTTCTCGATTTCCACCCGTGCGATATACAACCCGCTTTCGCTCACGTACGGGGCGTCTCCCACTGCCGGCTTGATCGTTATCGTCGACGTGTATGTATTTCCACGAGCGGCTGTGCCCATCCCTGAAGGTGGATCCCCCCGCCCTACGAGCGTGATCGACACCCGCTTTCGGAAGAAGATCAACCCATCGGTGTACGTCAGCTTGTCTCCGAGGGAGGGCGAAACGCCAGGCTGGGTTGCCAGCATATGCGGTGTAGTGACTTCCTCGTCTTCAACCATGGTCACGGTTTCAAGGACAACTCCAAGACTGTTCCTCGTAGGGTCGTCCGATTTTCCAATTCCATAGGTGGCCGCACAAGAGCTAGGAGCAGATCGCCTCAACGTATCGGTAAACTTGAGTGAAAATAGTTCGGTGTCAAACCCATCCCGGAACTCAAGCCTCTCGGTGTCATATCCGTGGACTTCGCTTTCGACGCTACCAGCCGCGCCAAACCGTGGATAAACCATGACAGTACCTCCTCTCTCCTAAGGCAGTACCGATTCTCTCCAAACGTACAGGTTATAATCCAGCGCCATAACCTGGACCGTGCCTTCTGCTTCCTCAGGCAGTTCCCGTGAACCTCGGTACCTCGGAATCAAAACATTGTCAGTGCTTACCGGATTTTCAGCGTCAGAAAAATCCAGGATCGTGATCGAATTCTCGTTCAACTCTTCATGGACCTCATCATGCATCTTCATCAACTCAACCTGATACGGGTCACTCTCGATAACGGTATTGCAGTTGATCTGGACCAACGACACACTTTGTATGCCCTGGCCTACCGTGGGCCAGAAAACAGAAAGCCACTTCCAGTAATCCGTGACTTCCTCCGCAAAACGTTTCATCAACTCAGGGTCCTTCCTCCGGTTGTAATTGACGTAGTAGCTTGGTCCGAGCCTCTGTGCGATATGCCGGTACAAACTGCGTTGGATGTTCAGCACCTGTTCATGCGCGTACATCGTTATGAACCCCAAACGGCCGCGATCCCGACCGACAGTTTCTTTGCAAGTCCTTCAGCGGAGCGATCGATGTCGCTCTGTGTCATCCTCACAAATCCAAGTGGCTTTGTGCCGGGATGCAGCACTTTTTTCGCAAATACGGTCTTCCCGTCAATCTCAAAAGCGAGGACACCATCGGGATCCCGCGGTTCGATGACATGAGGTCGGGTTCCAAATTCGAGGTATTCAACGATCTCCTCACGCCCTTCATTGCGGATCTCCCAAATCACTCCCTCACCCGTAGCCTTCCCAAATGCCGTAAACCTCATCACCCAAGCATCCGCGGTCTGCCCTGTCTTCCTGGGTGTCAGTGTGCGGATTCTGTCCAGGTAGTATTCGGCAAGGTACAAGACGTCCTCCTGGGTCTTTCGAAACAACCTTTCCGTTGCATTGATCTGAGCCCTCAGTCTCCGTGTATCGGCAGAAATTTTGACAACCACGGCTTTATCCAATCTCCCTGGTGATCACCTGACAGCGTCCCGTCTTCTCGCTCCAATGCTCGATTTCAATCACCCTGTACTCTTTCCCCCCGTACGCAATGTGGTCTGTCATCAACACCGGTTCGGTCAGATAGAAAATGAACCGCTTGTCTCTCAACTCGAATACCCCGCGGCTCGCAGACACTTCTCTCCAACTCAGATTCGTCTGTAGCACTTTCAAATCAGCCAATCCGGAGACCAACTCTCTCGTGGCTTCCTTTCCGATCTCTGGCGTAGCCTCTACAGTTACGGTATAGCGAAGAATACTGGCAGTCGGATTGAACTGTTTGGAACGCAGCATATCCCAGCCTTCACGCTCCATCGTGGCCAGCTCGATCGCTTCCTGCTCAGTGAAACCCGCATCCGTTTCGGGGACAAGTACCATGACCTATCTACCCCACAAGAAACTGCGAACCTGAAAAGGCGTTGCGAAATTCTTCCTTCAACCTCTCCGCCCGCTTCTCCGATCGACTGAAACCAATCGATACAGACTGTCCGTAGCCGCTGACTGAACTGAACTTCCCGCGCTTCTCCATGATATAGTCCAGACATTCGGCAATGGCCCATTTCAAGAACAAATCCTCGTCTGTATCCGGAACCGTGGCGAGGGTGTGTTTCTTCCGATACACGAAATAGACCTTGCTCCCCGTGCTGGATGGCGCGGGCATCAATTCAATCGCCTTCCGGTCTGCGTGCCAGTTGTGATCGCCTTCGAATATCCGCTCATAGCTCTCAACCTTCTGCATGTACTGCAGAAAAATCGATGGGTTGTAAAAAACCCGAATTCCGCTCAATGCCGGGAGATCAAGAACACGAGGAAAATCGGTATCGAAGACGTAGGATCCTCCCGTACCATAGAAGCACTCTTCGATCCCCATGATGCCAGTCAAATCGGAAAGGCTGTACTCTCCGGTGTTCGCTACTGTCTCGAGGTACGTCAGCACCAACACAGGCCGGTTCTTGCTGTATTCAGTCAAAGCGGAATCGAGGGCATCGCCAATCTGTGTTTCAGTCAGATCCGCGACCGATGCGTTCCCCGCCTTCCTCCGGATCAATTCCTTTAGCTGAGTCTCTGTTTTCTCCATCGGGCGCCTTCTCCCCGCCCCCCGCCATCAGCAATTCCTTCCTCTTGGCCAGGAGTGCTCTGATACTCGTTTTCCTGTCTTCCTTTGGTTCTTTCGAATCAGCAAGGTCATCAAGAGTTTCAGCAGCTTTTATGAGGGGCATCAACTCCCGGACAGATCGCTTGTACGTTTTCTCCTCTTCCACTGCCTCCTTCTCCTCTTCCTTGTCACCGCCCTCTTCCTCGTCGGCAAGCCCGAACGTTGCTGCAGTCCGAAACGTGGTCTCGAGGTCCGGTTCCTTTTTTGCCGGCGCTGTCGCCTCATCAGTTCCGGCCTCGGCCTGTTGGATCTCCGCCTCCACCCCACCACCTCCACCATCGAAAAAACGACGTATCGCCCCTATCGGTCGGGTCACATAAGAGCCATCCTCGAACTCTTCGAAAATGTGACCAACGGGAACGTGGACAAGCTCTTCCGACCGATCATAGACATGCTGGTCTATCCCCGTGTCGTTCGTGAACGTTCTGATTACCTTCTTCATCTCCTGGCCTCCTTTTCATCATCATTTTTTTGGCCCACGATCAAGAAACTGTAACGCCCTGGTTCGCTCACATCATGCGTGCAGAAAACAAGCTCAAATCCAGGAACCTCAGAAATGGCTTTGCGGAATGGCTCAAATCTAAAGGATTGAAAATGCTCAGGATTCGGCTGCGTGTAGTAGTCCATGTCAGGCAGATACAGAACCAGATACCCTCCGGTCCTGATAACCCGAAACCAATGTTTGACAACCGTTATCGGGTCTTCCTTCAAATGCTCCAGAGCATGGCTGGAGAAGACATAGTCGTACATTCCCTCTTGGGCAAAACTCAAAGGCTGTCCGATGTCCCAGATGACATCAACGCAGGGAAGGGGTCGCACATCAACACCGATCGCATTCTCGTGGATCTTTTCGCTACCACACCCAAGGTCAAGCCCCTTGCCCGTGCACCATTTGAGAACCATTTCCCTTATCTTGCTTGCCTCTCCCATCTCCAACCCCTTCTTCTCTGCTGCTGCTTCCCACACGGCCATTTCTGAGCGCCGTAAGAACCGTCCGATACACCATGTCAATCGTGATATCTTCAACACAGCTGATTCGCTTTTTCGGACACTCCACATACAGCGACCTGGTCTTGTTGCGGCACCCACGACACTTCAGATTCGCCAGCCATACCGGATACTCGATCCCACCGTTTTTCCTGGTCGAGGGGTCAACGCATCCGTAGATAACAACTGCCGGCACGTTTACGGCCTTTGCAATGTGAGCGCAAAGCGAGTCGATTCCGACAAACAGCTCGCATCCCTCCATGATCGCCCCAACCCGACGAACACCCAACCCACGCAGATCCAACCCGATTCCTGTCAGGGCGGTTTTCCGGTCCCCCAACTCGAGAATGGAAAAACCCAACCGCAGCAGTCTTTCGGCGAGCTCAATCCACCGATCCATGGGCCATTCTCGATTGGGCCAACTCCTTCCCGTATGGAACGCGACCCATTTCCTGTTAACCATCAATCTCCTTGAATCCCTTCGATCACCACGGTCGATCACCAATTCCGGTCGCTTGTTCTCGCATTTCGCCCCTGCTTGTTCTGCCATAACCTCCACGGCATTCCGGAGTGGATCCTTCTCATAGTCCAACCGATACACTTTTGACCATTCCCTCGGATCGAATTCCTTCAACACTACATCAACGTGAGGGTTTCCCTCCAATACCTGGGGGCAATCAGTGGCGAGCCCAATGCAGCTGCCGGGGAACTTTTTCCTTAGCTCCCGAACAATCGGTGTACACATCAAAACGTCGCCCAGTGCCCCTCGGCGAACGAGCAAAATCCGCGAAAAATCAAAGCCCAAGATTCCCGGACCCCATCGTGAATACAGTTTCCGGTTGTTCTCGCCGGTCAAACGGGCTACGTTGAACTCCCGCTGGCTCTTTACCGTGACGCTGCCAAAATGAACGACGCCGCCGTTATTGCTCACCCTCAGACCGTACCCCTTCTCCCTCAACCGGAAGGACAGGTCCGCATCCTCACTGAAGGCCAACCCAAAGGACTCGTCAAACCACCCAACTTCGTCCAAGACCTTCTTCGAGATCAGAAAACACCAGCCTTCGATGTAATGGACGTCACGCGCCCCATCGCTATCTGTTCCTCCGATATGAACAAATGTCTTCCCACCTACAACCCCCAACCTCGAGCCTACCGGCCCCACGATCCCTGTTCTAGGATGATCGACAAGGCAAGACAGCAGATAGGTCAACCAGCCGGGTTTCACGATCGTATCGTTATTCAGGCAGCAGACATAATCACCGGTCACAACCCTGAACCCTCTGTTGTTCCCCGCGCCAAAACCGAGATTCCGATCGTTATGAACGACCTGAACGCCGGAGTAACTTCGCTCCAGATGATCCATGTACTCCGCGGTCCCATCGGTCGAGGCGTTGTCAACCAGGATCAGCTCGTAGTCAACGCCTTGCGTGTTGTCCACGATGCTCCGAACACACTGTCTCGTGTACGCAAGTTGATTCAGACAGACGATGACGATGGAAACCTTCTTGCCCACAAGTACGGTCTGCCTCTTCAGCATCGACCCCGTTCGCCGATCGGACTCTGGGCTGCTTATCTCCACATGGCTGACCACGGGCTCCATGTCAAAACCATAATGAATCTGTGGCACCTTCACTGTTTTCATTCTGCGGCCTCTAGAACCTCTGCCAGAATCCTGCCGGCATCAGCATCCCTTAGGCAGGCAACTGAACCCCCACAAGCTTCCGTCGATTCAAAACAACTGTCACACCCAATCCATCGATTCGTTTCCAAGTTCCTGCAGTTCAAGTGATAGCAGGTCTTATCCTCCGGTCTTGTCGGCCCCAAAACGGCCACCAGGGGAGTCTGCGTTGTGTGCGCCACCCACATTGCCCCGCTGTCCATGGTCACCACCAAATCAAGGGCATGAATCACGGCAGCTAGCTGGTGCAACGTGGTCTCTCCCGACAGATTGATAATTCCCTTCCCCTCGAGGGGAACCTTCTCATTGTGCAGGACAACCCCCGTATGCCCCTCTCTCGCAATTCCCTCGATGACGTTCTTAACCGTATCCCACGGCAATTGCCGCATCGGACTGTTCCCTGCCACCTGAACGCCGATAGTTTTCCGACCGTTCCCCGTCGTACATCCGAGCTTATCCCTGGCAAACATCCGGTCTTCGGGAGCAACAGTCAGGCGAAACACCGGATCCCTGATTTTCTTCATCCCAAGGACATCCAGATAGATCTGAAGCCTTGGCTTCCCGCGGTAGTAAGAGCCGGGAACATAATCCAACTCAAGTATGCCGTCCAACATGAAGCCGATATCGTAGTACCCACCATGGACCCTTCGTGGATCCACGGTTTCGATTTCCGGCCAATCTCTAAAGATGGAGGCGCAGGACGTGCCAACAGCGAACCTTGCCGAAGGGTAACGTTCGCGGAGAACAACCAAAACAGGCGTGAGACAGAGGACGTCCCCCAAGCCGCCTCCCCGCACGAACAAAACCCGTGCAGTGGGGTGCTTGTTTAAAAACGACTCAAGGGATTCGCACTCCTGCAAGTGAGGGCTGCCAGCCATTCCTTCTTGCAGGAGTGCGGTTTCGATGCAACACTTGGGCGGGATCTCCACAGGTTCCATCAGGCTCGTGTAGTAGACCTGCGGAGACCCGGAAACATTACGGGTCAGCATTACGTCTCCCTCCAAGTTATGATCGTTGTCCCCTTAACAAGGAGGAAATCTCAGCTGCTTGTAAGCGTCACCGTCGCGAACATGTCGCCCACGACACACTTCTTCGCAAAGCGACTCATGATCCCCCGCCGTGGCTTGAAATCGTTGGGATCAACGATCCTGTCGGTCACGTACAGCGGATGATACGGGAGATAGACATACCCGGTGTCAAGCCAACTGGTCCCCTTGTAACCGAGCAGCATCTTGTTCGCCGTGAACCAGGGATCCTTCCACACCCTGTACTTCCCCTTCAGGGTTCCCACGTACTCGATGCTGACATTCAGGATGCCGTCATCAGCGGTGTCCACGCCCTTGAAGTCCTCGAGCTTTTCCAGCCGCACGCACGTATCCGGATCGGCCAGAATCCAGTTCGCGTTCCGGAAACGCTTTTTGAAAATGAGGTTATTGGCGTCGGTGATCGCGTCGTAGATCGTCGCCTTGTACTCCTTCGGGTTGAGAAGGCTCCAAGGCTGAGTGGACGGTACGGTCTTGCTCCAGTTCACGTTTCCCGCGGTGGCGCCGGCAAGAGCGTCAGCCAGCAGAATCGAGTTGATCTCCCGAACGAGCTCGGCGGAGAGAACCTTCATCAACTCGTCCTCCCCATCCAACGTGGGATGGTAGGCTTTGAGATCCTGGAGCGCCTCGACCGTGGTGATGTACTTCAACTTCTTTTCCTGAGCTTCAACGGTAACACTCGAGAGGTCGAAGTTGATCTCCTTCACCGTCCCGCCTTCGCTGGAATCGGCGTACGCGCTGTTGAAATTCGCCAGCTGGTCAATCCGGTTGCCAGCATCGGCCCCGGACCCATACTTGAAATCCAGGTAAAACGCCTTGCCGGTCGGCTGGCTCATCGGCTGCAGGGAAAACAGATCCTGGGCGATCAGTTTGGCAAAAACCCTCCGGACAACCGGAAGCGCCCAGGTGCTGAACGCCGCGACGTTCGCGGTCGTGGACTCCTCCGCGATCCACTTCGCTGTCTGGTCAAGAAGCCGCTCCATGATCAACCGATGGTCCTGCACAAGCCCTTCGGTGAGATAGGCCCAACGCTCTCTCCTCTGCGCGTCTTCCTTAATCATTTGTGATACCAGCATGTCAAAATACCTCCTTTCGGTCTATTCCAGTTCAGAGCTACAGCAGCGTCGGCCTCATCCTAGCTCTCTTTCTTTTCTTCAAGGGGCGGCAAGCCGGCCAGCCTTCTGTCGCGTTCCATCTGTGCCTTCTTTTCCTCATCCTCCTCGCCCTCTATTACCTGCTGACTTGGGTTGTCCTCATCCTTCACCTTACCCTTGCCCGCGGGCGTGCCGGAGGCCTCGGTGATCCTCTTGATATAGTCCTCCTCTTTCTCCAGCCGCTCATTGACTTCCTCTTCGGTTTTGCAGTCAGCGAGCCTTTCGGCCAGCAGAGAAGCATGGGCTTTGCCCTTGACGACCTCGGCGATGTGATCCTTGACCTTCATGCCTCCCAGTTGCTCGGACAGCTTGACCCTCTCCTCTTTTTCCGTCTTCAACTCCTGCCGCAGCGTAGCCAACTGCTCGTCCTTCTCCTTGTCCGTCCCGTCCTCGCCGGACCCGGATTCGACTAGGTCGTATTTCCTGAGCAGGGCGGTAATTTCGTCGACCACACCCTTATAGCTCTGGAATTCCTCAGACGATTTGATTGCCTCCACAACGTCGTCCCTGATCTCGTCCTTCCGCTTCTCGATTTCCTCGGCCAGTCGCTGATCGAACGAAGCATCCAACTCCTTCTGAATGCTCTCCTTCAGCTGTGCTTCCAACTCAGCTTTGATGGCCTCCACCAACTTCGGGTGGTCTTTTTTCAGCGCCTCGAGTGTCAGTTCCATGGTCTCGTGACCTCCTTTCTCGATTTCAGTTTTCGGGCGTACAGCGGCATCTCCTTCCACACCCTGTTCCTCAGATTCGAAAATGCTCACAACATCGAGCGTTTGCTCGTACAATCCTTCTCCGAGCCTCACGTCAGCGTCTTTCACGCTCTGTCCGATGACAAAGTCAAAAGCCTTGAGACGATAGTCGTCCTGGACACACTCACCTTTCTTTCCGTCAAGGGTAGACGCCTTGGTTGTTCCAAACCCGCGGCTCGAATGTCCAAGGCGACCGCCAGAATTCAAGATCTCCTGGACGTCCTTACCCTTCGATGTGTTGAGGATCATGACCTCGCCCCAATACTCCTTGCGTCCCTTATCCGTCACCGCCTTTTCGAGGTTCAGAAGCCGTGATGCGGTGTTCGAGATTCTCGATTTTCCATCGCCTGGGTGGTCAGCCTCCCCATATGCGCTCTGCCGTTTGATTTCCTCCTGCATCCTCAGCACTTCGCGGTCAAGAATCGCCTCAGGATAGAATCGACCATTGCCGTTTATTTCGTCTGCGACTTGCATCAGGCATTTCACCCGCATCCGCCCCCCGTTGTCCTTCGTCGCTTCCTCGACAACCTGAAAATCCGGATACGTCACTTCGATCAAAGGGTTCAAATCAGATCACCTCCTTTCCCACCTACTTCTTCCTGTTGACAATCAATCCGGCGATCGCCGGCACGACCTTCTCCAAAGACCGGACCCCAATGTACCCACCGAGACCGATTTCCAGCAGTCTCATCATTTCTGCCGGCATCGACGAAGGTGTTACCCCTACAACCTCAGCAAGAAAATGATTCCAAAAGAGCAGGAACCCAAACTCCAGCATAATCATCGGACGCCAGTTCCTTTGAAGCCAGCTCTGACCTGAAGCATCAGCCGTCAAAACCTTCGACTGTGCCTCAACCAATTTCGATTGAAGCTCCACCACCTTGCTTCCGTACTCAACAAGCTTCGTGGTCACATCGGCCTGGATCTTCTCCACCTTTGCCTTGATGAGAAGCCTCTCCTCCTCCGATGTGTGGAGCTCATCGATAGTCTTCATCGCGGGGGCGAATATCTCCTTCACCAACCCGACAACGCCTACAAATATGGCTCCTGCTCCTGACATGATATGAACCTCCGGCCTGGGAAACGTTCAGGCTATTTCTTGACCGCCTCGTAGACCCTCTTGCCGTAATCGATGTTCTTGAACAAGAGCTTGATACCATCCTCAATCAGGCCCTCGGCTTGGTCCTGTGGGATGTCGAATTCATCGGCGATGATCGTACACAACTCCTCCATTTGCTCGGCTGAGAGCCGCGACGGTAGCGGAACCATTGAAAAATTCTCGATGGCAGCCGGCGTTTTCATAATAGGGTCGAGGAAATGCACAGAATCGCTGACCGTGAACTTTTTGTCCTCGAGACTCTTCCCGAAAGCGTTTCCGTATGCGACACCTGCCTTTGCAACATCAACCAATTCCTTGAATTCTTGTTCCGTTACCATGACTTACACCTCCTGAATTAAGGGTTATCCGGCCTATAGCCGGGCTCTAGTGCCTTCGTCATTACCCTTACGAACCCGTCGTCGAATCAGACCTCGAAATACGAGACCTGCTTCTTGACATCCCTCACGTTGCTGATCGTCACGAGCCCATTCTTGTCCTTGGTCCAATCCGCCATCAAATAACGCGTCCCCTGGCTCGACTCTCCGTCAGTCACAAACACCACCTGTGACGGAAACGTAGCGACCACATACGGGTACTTTCCGTACGAATTGCTGTCCTTGATCGCCCGCTCGAGGTCGGCCCGAACGGTTTCGTAACTCGTTGCCAGCACGATCTTCTCGGAAATCAGAGCAGCCGTTGCTTCATCAAGAACCGCATTGGCGATCCCCGTGCTTTCCTGTTTAGCGCCGGTCGGCTTCACCCTCTTCGCACGCCGATTCTTGGGAAACCATGCGGCCATGAATCCATTTGCCTTCTCCAGAGTGTGCTTCTTCTTGTCAAACCGGACGCTCTGGACCTCGGCCTTATCCGCTTTCTTCGGCTTCCCCAGCCGGATGAACACACCGTCACTTACCTCCACCTCTGTGAAGTTCCCTTCCTCGAAGCTTTCCCTGGCCATCAACTCGAAATCAAAAAACTTCTTCTTCCTCATGATCGGCACTCCTTTCGGCCCCTTCCCCTGGCCGTATGCACGCCCCTGGCCCTGGCCCTGGCCCTTAGACCGTATCTTCAATCCAGGCGTGGGACAGTTGTCGAAAAGCAGGCCCTCAATCGTGTCGGCAACACCCTCCTTCTTGAACTTCCGGTGTTTTTCATACTCTTCACCTTTTGCGCTAAGCACCCAATCCTTCTTCTTCTTGTCGTATTTGATGTACCCCAAACCCTTTGGGCCAAGGCGACCGATACAGCTTCCCCACGCCTGCTTCGCAGCCTCACCGCCTTTTTTCTCTTCATGAGCGACACATCTCGTTAATATATCTGGCATGACAATCAACTCCTTTTTATTAGATTGTCCTTCAAGCAACCCTCAAACCAAAAAAAGCTACGGCGTCACAGTATGCCACGCCGGCACCTGCTTCCCGACAGTCACAGTCGCTGTCTTGCCTGCCGCACAGATAAGCCCGAGGCTACTATTTGTGACCGAAATCGTCACCGATCCATTCGCAGCAATCTGCAGACTTCCACTTCCAGCATTCGCCGCCTCGCCTTCCTTAACGTAGACAGCATCGCTTCCTTTGTTCACAATAAGAATCTGTTTGTTCCCTTCTCCAATATCCAGAACCGTTCCGTTTTCATCAACGCTCACATCCTGAAACGTATTCTGGTAACGGATCTCCTGATATGACATGACAAAAGAACCTCCCTCGAGAATGTGTTAGGTGTCCTCTGTGAGTACCTTTGGCTTTGCGGGATCAACCCACCGCTCTATCTTCACCTTCCCGATCTCTCGATCCTTGATCGGGATCACGATATTCCCCTGGAAATCCTCGCTGCCAAACACGGCGTCCTTCACAAGTCCAACGGTGTGATCAAACCGAGCCTTCCTTTCCTTTTCGTTTATCATGGTTTCACCTTCCTGCCCTCAATAATGACTCTCGCGATACCGCTAATCTCCTGATAGTCGTGGACAAAGCGATCAAAATCCCTGTCCGCCCATATCGAAACATGGTTCTCTCTCGCATGGACCCCACCTGAGAACTGGATCATAAACAACGGGAACTGGATATACAGGTACGTGCTTCGGTACACATAGAACTCGATGATATCTATCCCCTCGGACTTGCGAAGGTGCTCGAGGACATCTCCCATTATCACCAGATCCCAGGTCTTCTCCATGTTGTGTGGCGTGAGCGAATAGTCAAGTGCGTACTTGACGAGATCACTCCAAACAATCCGGTCGTAAAGACCTTGCAGCCTCTCCTCGAACGTCTCATTGATTTCAACGCCGGTCAGACGATAAGGCCCGATCCCCGAATCCTTCAGCAATTTTCCGTACTTCCCTATCCCCGTGCCCAGATCGAGGATGATCTTGGGCTTCTTCTCCTGGACAAACCTCACAAAGTCGCCATTGAACTGGTGTGCACTCGTACACATATCAGACCTCAAGCCATCCATTCGGAATCTGGTTCGGCACTTCCCTGATAAACCAATTTCCGTCCAAAAGTGCCTTACCCCCTGGAACAGGTTCAGGTATGTGGCTCCCCTCGAGGACGACCTCAAGATGTTGCAACCTGTCATTCGCTTCGATCGAAACAATGCTATATCGATCATCCATATGGAGCAGCTTGCGCAGCAGAACATCGCTGCATTTTCTGCCTCCGCTCAACCCAGCCACTTCATAGTCGACGAAAATCCTTGCCCGCCCCATACCACAACCCTTTGTCGATCTCGTGGTAGAATGTCAACCCGGGATGACGCTCCTCGACCGGACATACCCGAGCCATTTTTCTTTTTGCGACCAGCTCCTGGATCTGCTCATCACTCCATCTGTATATCTTGCACCTTTCGTACTTGCTCCGTTCCCTGAACTTAGAAAGCAGACTCTGATCGCTCTTCAAACCTTCAAAGTGTACAAGCCGAATATCCGGGACGTACGCCACCCACGGGAAATTGAAATGACACGGGTGCTGGTTGACCGGCACCCCCTGGTAGGTGAACGACTCAAGACTACCCGACCAACGAAAATCCGGCAGATTCCTCCAAATAACCCTCTTCGGATCCTTCGGCGCATCGGCAAGCATGTGGTGGATGTCGTGCAAGAGATGGATCTTCGGAAAACAGTAGACATGACGGCTCCGATCAGCAAGCAAATCGTTGATCCTCGCGTAGATCCCATCACTGAGGATGTCATCCACGTCCATCATCATGATCCACTCACCGCGACTCATCTCCATGTTGAACTGTCTCTGCTCTCCAAACCCTCCTGGCCACATCTTTTGCAAAAGTCTGATCGGACTTGGATCCGCACCGTTAACCATTTCCTTTATGATCTCGAGGGTGCGGTCCCGGCTGCCACCGTCCACGATGACGATCTCATACCCACCATCCACAGCCTCGCCGATCTTGATCAGATGGCTCAGGCACTGGTGGATCAACTCCTCTTCATCCTGACAGATCACGTTGAAAGACAGCTTCATTCTCATAGCATTCCCCACGCGACATATCGGCCACTCTTGATGCCGTACCTGAAGCGTACACCGTGTCTTCGCAGTTGGTTCCGAATTCGCTCGGTTCTCTCGTCCCCCGGGCCCTCGATCCTCCTGCGGTCGAGGTCAAACCTGGTCTCTCCGTACACCAATTGCCCATCCGTATATCCAATGCCTGGATCCGTTTCACACGGCAACATATCGATTTCTTGGGCGATGCCGTGCACCAACCGCTGCTTTTCCTCCTCCACCAACGCCCTGGGATACTCGTTTTCCCTGATTACTCTGACCGGGATGCCGCAGGCGAGACACCCGCTCGGCAGGTCGCGGTTGACCAAGGACCACGCGCAAACGACAACATCGCTTCCGATTGTAACCCCTGGATTCACCCAGGCATGTGGCAACCACACACGGTCACCTATCGTGACCTGCTCGAACGCAACGGGGAACCCTTCCCACTGTGGCGGGTACGCTCCGTGCGTACAGATTCGCGTGCCCACCCCCACACCGCACTCGTGGCCTACCCGGACCTCACGGGCGGTGTTGATATGCGAGAACCTTCCCATGTGGAGAAAATCACCCGCTCGGAATGTCGACTGTCTCTCAAAACAGCTTCCCCCGCCGATGAACGCATACTCATCAAGCCAGGCCTCACGGCCGATGACAACATCACGTCCTTCGATCGAAACGTGCTCGTTGAGCGCACTCCGGTCACCGATCACCAGTCGCTCGGTCACATTGATCTTCACGTTATGCGCGATCCTCACGTCCCTACCGATAAACATCTCGTCTGGCTTTTGGATGACGTTCATGGCTTCATGTGCCTTCCATCAACAAATCGATTGCTTCTTCCTTGATCGCCTCCACCGTCGTCGCCAGCTTTATGTTCAACTCGATACCCGGAGTCCAATAAATCTTGTTCTTCTCCAGGTAGTCGATCAGCTTGGCATTGGCGTCCCTGCGAAACTGGATGTACTGACGCTTCAGCTTCGGATCTTTCGTGACCTTGATCAGAGCACGGTAATTCCGGATCTCATTGTCGTACCCGGAAATGATCTCCATCTCCTCAGGTTTTGGTAGCCGGTATCCTGCCGGCACTCTCCATCGCTTCGGCCCCGCAACTTTCGGGGGCTCAACCTTTGGCTCGACCCTGCGGATCCGCAACGTACACTTGCATCCCGACAGGCATTGCGTTGTCCCGTCCCGCGGGATGGCAGGCAATGTCTTTTTCGTGTACGGACCCTCGGCAGCGAACTTCACACAGTCCGGACAGTGTTCTGCAGGGTGCAAAACCCAATCAATCTCGACGTTGTCAGGCGAGCCGTCTACCTGGCCATGCTGGTACATGGCATCCATGCTGTTGACATACATCTCGAGCCGATCGTAGCGCCCCATCTTCTCACGGTTGGCCGCGATGTCGCCCATGAACTTGTCCAAAAACATGTACTCGGTCTTCCGCGCCCCTTTCAGGAACGTCCTGTCCTCCGGAGTCAGGCCAAACGAATTCCCCACAGCCCGGGTCCCCAACACATACGCTTCTTCCCAGGATGGACCAATCACGCCCTTCAGCCTTGCAGCCAGCTGCGTGATCGTGATCTTTCCCGCATCGTAGTCCTTCATGTGGCCAAACAGCTTCTCCCGGAATTCGCGCTTCAATTTCCCGTAGTCGGCAACCGCCTTGCGGATCATCTGGATCTCGAGTTTCCCCTTCAGCGCCCCTGCCAGCTGGGTGTACGTGAACATCAACGTGGCCTTCTCGTCGCTATACCTGGTCCTCTTCTTCCAGCCTTTCTGGCCGACCGTGTTGATCTCGGCCAGCATCAGGTGGACCTTATCCAGCCCGCGATGAATTTCGGCGATGTTTCCAGTGAGGTTCATTCTCACGCTTCCTCACGAACCGCTTCCAACTCGGCGTCGACCAAGTCCTTGAGTTGTTCAACCAAAAACATGAGCGTTTCGGATGCGAATGGCCCGTTTTCCTTGATCTGGTCTGCGATTTCTGCCGGGGGAGTCGCAGCAGTCGCAGGCGTACCTGGTTCGCCGGGAACTTGTGTCTTGGTTGATTTGGATGGCTCCTTCGTGGTTTTCGTTTGTGGGCCAGGGGGGACAAGTTTAAGGTCAGGTTTGCCGGTGGGTTTGGTAGCCGGAGAGTCTTTTTCACGGTTCTTCAGAATCTGAGCGATCTGCTCGTCACTCAGCCCCAGGAAGGTGCTCAAGATAAACTCATCAGACAGAACATCGATCTCAACGCCGTAGATCCTTGCGACCTCGGCCTTGATCTTCTCCACCTGCCATTTCCGCATCTCGTCAACCATACTGATCGAGCTGAACTTGATTGAATACTCCACGTTCGCCACGATGATTCCTTTCAGAATAAGCTCCAGGTCGAACAGCTGCCGCAGTCCTTTTCTCACTGCAGCTTGAACCCTCCGGACACTCCTGGCAAACTGGATATCCTGCTCGGTCAACGTGGCCTTGGCATTGATATCGCGCTCCAGCCCAAGGTACGCCTTCGGCACCTTCAGGCCGGAAAACAGCTTGTTCTGAAAATGCTCGACGTCTCCGATGTCCCCCAGGTTGCCCTGGCCTTGGACAACATCAACATCAGCCTTACTGTCCTTCGTCACACCAACAAAGAAATCCTCTTCAGCCGTGAGTGGGTTCGTGTTGACATCTAGCTTCCCTGTGACCGGGTTGATTGTTCGCTTCTTCCGGAGATCTTTCTTGACTTTCTTCAGATGATCCTGGGCCTGTTTTTGGTCCATTCCCGTGACGTCAATCAGCCACTTGTACCTCAGATGTGCCCTTGTCAGACGGCCAATCACCATACCGTCTTCCATCATCTGCAGCTGTTTGTACGGTCTCCGGATTGGATCGAGAACGCTTCGTCCATACTTCTTTCTCCGCCCAGCGTTTGAAAACTGAACGATCTGCCACTTCTCAAATTCAGCTACTGTCACATGCGTGGTAACGTCTCGCTGATGATAGGCCTGTTCCTTCAGCCTTCCGTACTCATCCTCGTTCCTGAACATCGTTTCAGGTGCGAGGTACTTCAAACGCGCCACTTCCGGAGTCTTGTCAACGACCACCTCGTCGAACTCATCCCCGTACATCGAAATATTCCGGGCGATCTCCCAGATGACGTCCTTGAGTTCAAGCCTATCGCTACACTCTTCGAGGATCTTCTTCACCTTTTCGTTGTCGGATTCAACCCAAAACGGGTCGCCGGTTTCCTCCTTCGGGTTCGTCGCATTATCAGCGTAAATGTCGAGCGCAGACGCAATCTCCGGATACTCCTCGTCCATTTGCTCGAAGTCCCGGTACCGATCTTTCCGCAACCGGCTGAGCTTCAGTTCCTTGAAGTACCCGTCGACAATCGCGCCTGTGACGCTGGTTTCAGTCGTACTATCGGAGGGTTCACCAGATACAACAACAGACGAGGGAGTACCACGCCTCCATAGGGCTGTGATCCTCTGAATAAGTGGGAAGTTGGCGGGTTGCCTCATAATCATCAGCTACCCTTATGAATTGGATGGCAGATGCCGGGGAGTCAATCTGCAAGGCGGCAGGAGGCAACTCCCCGGCACATCGGAAAAAGCAACATATCATGATAATAGCATAAATTCTGCATTGTGCAAGCAAAATTTTACATCTTTCTTGTTCATCAAGAACCATTAGAACACCCTCTCGCTCATTTTCCTAGGCCCACCTTCCTCAAAGTTAGTCCTGCAGATTCGTGACTTTGTGAGACTTTGTTTGACTTTCAGAAGGACTCAGCTATAATCGAACTGACGACAAATCGGATTACGGAAAACCAAGGGCGTGGAGCGGCTTAAGGAATAAAGAGCGGAGAATCCGGGTCTGTGGGTAGAATGAAACAGCCGTGTGAGCCGAGCAGATTTCAAGAAAGAGAAAACACCGATCGAATCGGCCATTTCCTGGTTTGATTTTTCGGCCGGGAAACAGCTTCAAAGATCATCTTTGCTTCTACATGGAAGGCTGTTCAAGCTCCAAAGGAGTGATACCGTATTTCTGGACGCGGGTCAGGAAGGCTTTTTCTCCTCCTTCCATTATTTCCTTCACTTTTCTTATTATTTTCTCGTTGTCGATACATCCTCGGACATCAACATAGCCATGGTCTCCATCTGAGTCGAAAACGAGAATCTGCTCAGCATCCCCGGAAACCGGGATGTTAGGGTTATGGGTGGCAACGATTATCTGCCGCTTTTCCTTCAAATCCCGAATCGTGTTCACTATAAGGTCAAAGACGAGGCGGTTATCAAGGTTGTCTTCTGGCTGGTCTATAATTAGAGGATTCTTGCTTTCTAATAATATTATTGGCAGAAGAGCGGTACATCTTTGGCCTGGTGAAAGTTCCTGTATTAGCCTTGGTTTCTCGCCGTCCTTGAGAAATATTCGTGGCAGGTCAGGATTGTCTATTACCTCTATTTCGAACAGGGCTTTGGATTTTTTGAGCCTGTCCTCGCCTTTAGGAGAGAAGTGTTCCACTATCGTCTGAGCGTCCCCAGTCCCTATCGAAAACTTCCTGTTTTCTTCGCTTTCATAGATCAGAGGTGAAGGATCCTTTTCACGGATCAGCTTGGCAAAGCTGATTGGCGTGAACATGGATGAGATGGTGTTCGCTATCCGTCTATCAATATATCTGAGTGGTATTTTTCTTAGGTAGGACTCTTCTAGGTCTTGGCGGAATTCGGTCTTGTTTCCGCTTTCAACGATGCCGACGCTGATTTCGATGTTCGTTGTTATCCTGTCTAGTTGTTCTTGAAGGTTTGAGATCTGCCCTTTTCTGAGTTCGTATATGTCTTTCCTTGTTTTTTCAAGCTTGGGGATTAGATCATCATACCTGGTTTTCCAGAGATTCTCTGTTTCTCCCTCCAATTTATCAATGTGTTTCTTTTTCAATTCCATTTCTTGAACTTCTTTGTACAGGACCCTTCTCCTTTGTATAGCTGTCCTGGCATCAGTCTGATCCACTGACTCCACTAGTTGCTGAAATTGTTTGGAGATTCGTTCGTGCTCTGTGTCAAGCGCCGGAACTTCTTTCTCTATGGTGCGTAGTATTTCGTCAAACCAGTCTACGAGGTTGTCATGGCTGGTGATAATTTTCTCTTTTATAGGCTGAATTTTCGAGTAGAGGTTGTTAAACCATTGTTTGTCATGCAGGTCTTTCGATTCGATGTCCTCTTTGAGAGATGTAAAGAAAGTCTGGACCTCGCTTTTGAGGTCTAGTTCTTCGATGCCATTCTTCATGTTTTCTAGGTCCATTCTTATGGACGTAAGGAAACTGGATTCGTTGGTTATCTGTTGGGTTTTGACTTCTGCCTCGTCCAGTTTTTCAGTTTTCAGCTTCTTGAGTTCCAGTTTTTTTTCGGGGAGGGTGGAGATGCTGGGGAGTTGCTCTTCTTTGTTCCGTATTTTGTCGAGGATTTGCTGAGCATTCGTCTTGAGTTTAGAAACTGTTTCTTTTTCCTTTGCTTTTAAGTCTTCTATTCCCTCGATGAATTTGTCGATAAGGTCGAGCTGTTCTTTCGGGTCCCTGGCGATGGTTTCTATCTCGCTCCACCCGTAGATATCCACATTGATCATTTGTGAGTCTTTGACAGAGACGCTTTCGAGGGGCGCCCCGGCTAGGTCGGAGCAGGTGGTCCTTTCCTGGCCTAGTGAGCGTTGCAAGACATATTCATTTCTCGTTTCGTCCCGGAATATCATGGTGGCAACAGCCCCTTCAAGAACCTTGCGCATAAGGCTGTCAATATCCTCCTTGCGGAGTGGGGGAATGTTCTCTTCCATCAGGAAGCGTATGATCTCTATGAGTGAAGTTTTTCCAGTACCACGGCCTCCGATGAGGCAATTAAGATTCTCTGTGAACCCGATGACCTGTCCATCAAGGAAACCGTTCTCGACTCGTAGGCCAACTATTCTTTTGATGTCGGATCGTGGAAGCTCTTCCTCAAATCTGATCCGGGTCTTAGGGTCATGTAGCGCTCTTTTCAACCCGTTGAACCCTGGCTCCTCCATCTTGATTCTGGTCGTGTTCGCTTTTATTCCGATATCGTCAAGGTAATGGGCGTCACTATTTATCAGACAAGCTTTCGTGTAGCTTTTGTCATTGATCTGTACGTTTTCAAAGTGACAGCGCTCGTCAGGTTTCTTTATTTCAACCGCGTCAAACGGGCTTTCAGTGAATATCTTCTGCCTAAACTCGGTCTCGACCTTTTCTTTTACCTTATCTATTTCATGGTCAAGATGATCAGCTTCCCTGTTTTTTCCTTGGTCTCGCAATTCTCTCTGTTTTTTCTCTAGCTTGAGGACTTGACCTTCGTTAAGCCTTTTGATTTCCTCTCTAAGTCCGTTGGCTTCGTTTATGTGACAGGCGACGCAGATTCCTTTCTTCGCCTTTATTTTCTCAAGAAGGGCTGCCAACTTAATCTTAGTTATCTTGGAATCTTTGGTACGGTCTGCGGGGTTAGGTTCGATCCCTGTCCCGTCAAATGTATTTTCTATTTCCTGTTCGGACGTGTCTTCAGGAAAAATGCCAAGAATATGCACCGTTCGGCCGTTATAGTCGAGAGAGATTTCGCACCCGGGCAAGACGGTTAGGCTGTTGAATCTGTACTTGTCTTGACCAGCTTTCCGGAATTCCTCAGCAGCCTTCATGACCTGGAAGGCGTAGCCGCACCGGTTATGGTCTGTTACAGAAATCATTTGGATTTCGTTCTTCAAAGCACTTTCTACGAAGTCAATCGGTTGCGCCTGAAGATCTTTTTGGCTTGCAGGTTTATCTTTTTTCGCAAAATCATGAGAGTCTCTGGCATGAACATGAAAATCTACCTTGTAGAACGAGGCCGCATTCTTAAGGGTTCTTTGTATCTGAGTCTTCAGAGGTTCAAAGGACATAACCGCCTCCTTTGCCAATGGCAGAAAGCCTTAAGTCTTCCGCCTTTAAGCTTGAATGATCCTATACCCTCTCCTCTCTCTTCCTGAGAATCGCCATCATTTCCCTCTTTGCCTCCTCCCAGGTCTCGTAGCCCCTGGAGAGGGTCCTGGGCCTCGTGGACCCGATCCCGCCCCAGCGGCGGGCGACGTTCCAGCCGAATCGGTGGTCAGTTGTCAGCCGCCTTCGACTTCCATCGGTTAGGACACTTCAAGGATCGACGGGGGATTAAGCATCAATAGCAGCTTACGGATCGTCACACAGCAACAGTATTCTCAACTGGACACATCGACCGTGCCATAGACTTTCATGACCGGAATGCTCCTAATGATCCTTTCCCTCTCTCTTTCCAGGTTCTCCCCTTCTAGATTTCTGAGATCCATCAAATCTCCAATTGTAGGGCCCTTATCCATAAACCCACTATGAGCAGGTCTGGGTTGCCAAAGCTTAATCACTATTGCAATCAAACAGATGGCGATCACAGAAAGAACGATTTTCGCGTACGTGTCCATAGGTTCTCCTCCAAAATCATCGTTTTGTGCGCACTGCATTTGCGCTAGTATGGGAACGGACGACTGACCATTGACGATAAGCGCTACCTGTCTTGTTGGTTCCACAACCCATTCACGCTTCGGCCCCGTTCCTCAGAGTTGGTGTGAGTGCACGCCACGCACCGATCGCGCCCACAGCTGCTATCCAAGTCTCTCCTGAAAATAATGAAGCCGAGTCACCCATCCACATCGGCAACCCGGCTGTCTTAGAAACCTCTGATGCCAAATCTTGGAAGCTCTGGAGTCCCACCCCCCAGCTAGACCCGTGGCTTTCCGTCCCACCCTCACAGATGGTTTGGCTTTGTCGATATGTCCAATTATAGCAGCATGTGGAGATATGTCAAAGCGAAAAGCAGATCGAGCGATTCTTACTGAGATACGCAGTCTGGATCAGTCCCCAGAAGTGTTGATTTCTGGAAGAATTAGACGGGCTCAGGGATCGCCGAGAAACCTCAATAACATCTTGAATCAACGCCTCTCGTTGGAGGAAGAAGCGGAGTAAAATGACCTGTGTCACCACGGAAGTTGCCATTTCGAACCTCTCGTGGTAAAAGAATGGTAAGGGAGATTGAGAGTCCGATAAGCATGCTCTTGCTCCTAAACTTAAGAACACCTCGTCCAGGCCACTGCCGAACTTCACACACCTGCTCAATCCGCGATGAACTTGAAGGGGGGTGATCCCATCGGAACGAAGGGCTTCAAACGCCAGCTCAGCGCCATCCTTAGTGCGGATGTTAAAGACTACAGCCGCCTGTGACGGGTTGGTTTTCTAGTGGCCATTTTAGGCGTGTAACCCTGGAGGGTCTGGGGGCATGTCAATAAAAGGAAAGGAGTCATACATGCCAGAAAAAAAAGAGCCACGACAAAAAGATCTGGTCAAAAAAGAGGAAGACAAGACCCACTTGCCAAGTGAGGACATAATACAGGTTGGTCAGACTGGCGAGGTTTTGGATCTAAGAGGATTGACTGACGAGCAGAAGCAAGAGCTTAAAACGAAATATCTTGAAGCCATGATTGAAGTCGGCCGCAAAGCCGCAGAAGTTGGTGTAGACACGAGAGCACTCGATGAGAAATTGGGAACGATGGCAGAACATACGAGGGCGGTATCTGAAAGTGGTGGTTCAATCACAATTACAAGTACACAGGACGATACTATTGGTCGAACAGAAATTATTATGGGGGATAGTGAAGCTGCAAAAAAAGGCAAGCTTAGTCGTAGCCAAACTGGCGAGAGAGACTTGACTTGGGTCTGGATTGGTCTTGCAGCCTTTGTGATAATTGTAATTGCAATTATAGCCTTAGTAAGGTAGGAGCACACGAAATTGCGGAAGCTGAAATTAAAAATAACCTCTGTGACAGATGTGTCTAAAGCTTTGAATAAGCTCAGGAACGATTGCGTGAGTTTTGGAATTTCCAATGCAGAGCAGAGAAATCTAATCGAGGAAGTGGAATCAGTAGCGATTGATTTAGCGAGGAGAGGACAAGAGCTATCATCTATTGGAAGTCGGTTTCAAGTAAAACGTGTTATTGAATCAGAGATTTGTCAAGTTGCTCTAGATGTTGATTTTGGAGGTGAACGGCCAACTTTAGTCGGAAAGCTACGATCGATGTTTTCCAAAAGCTGAGACGATAATGCCATACGGTAGGCCACGAAGAAGATATAGGCGTTACTCTGATTCTGTTGGTTTAGAACGTGCCCTAGAACATATCCGTGAAGCAGAAGAACTGTCCAGAGAACTCGGTGGTACTGACAAAGATGTAAAGAAATACTTCTTTTCGCTCCAGCCTGACAAACTAAGAAAAATTTTTGAGGAATACGGTAGAAAGTACGGAAGGATCAAGCAGGAATATGCAGAGGAAACATTTCATTCGTGGAAAACGGGGCGGGTAAAGATGAGCGGTCTGGTTGCAGGTCGATTGTTCAATCTGTTACCACCCCGAATGCCTCTGAAAGATAAGTATGTCCTGGTCGAACACCTGTGGAAAGAGTACTGCCCAAAATCAGATAAAGTCCTTTTAGTTGGTGCCGATACAAATGATGAGGGAATCATTGACACTATCCAATCTCACCTCATGAATGCAGTAGTGAATTACGAAATTCCCGAACCACTTCAACGAAGATTCAATTGGTTAGCTGCTGGAGATGTAGATGTGAAACAGCAGCTACTCAATTACCTCCTTCAAAAAGAAAAAGAATTAATCCTCCATGCTGTGAAGCATCGCATTCCGGTTCTACTTAATCATCTGAGAGAACACGGATCGGTTACCCAAAAGATGCATCAACAGATTGAAATCGGAAAGCACAAGCTTGAGCTACAATTCAGTCCTAAGAAATCTGGAATCAGATTGATGAATCGTTCAGATTTGTGGCTATCAAAAGCCTCAAGTTCAAATTTTGACTGGGGATGTCTCATATGGATCATACTTGGCATACTATTCATATATCTTGTCTACATCAGGTGATGCGTCTGTGGTTACTCGAACTCAACAAGCTAGTCCCCCCAAAATGCTAACTGAATCTGGCCTTCACACCTCCCCTCAGGATTCCGTTCCCCCCCCACCCACCCACTTCCCCATTGAACAATCCAGGGCCCCATGGTATAAGATCCACATCAAAAATCTAGAGAGGAACCACTATGACCAAAGCCGAGCTTATCTCGAAGGTGGCCAAAGAGGCCAAGATCACCAAGGCGGCAGCCGCAAAGGCGGTCAACGCCATCACCGAAACCATCACAAAGGACCTGAAAAAGGGAGGAAGGATAAGCCTTCCAGGCTTCGGAACCTTCTCCGTGACAAACCGCAAGGCGAGAACCGGCAGAAATCCACAGACCGGACAGGAAATCCAGATCCCGGCCAGCAAGACTCCCAAATTCACGGTAGGCAAGACCCTGAAAGAGGCGGTGAGGTGATCCTCTTGTGTCAACCCTGATTTGAGAACGGGGATAATTGAGACTGAAATTAAATTGCCCCACATCGAAACCGCCTCAAAGGGTGAGAAGGATTTGCCCCCCAAAAACAAGTCCTTCCTCGGTGTGGGGTTCTTAGTACCTGGATCCTACCTATTGAAACAAACCGACCGGCGCATCATTTCAGCATGCTTGACTTCCCGATGAGACCTCGTATAATCAGCCGTAGAGAAACCACACCCTTAGGGGTGGCGCAGGAACCTGGGTCTGGGGGGGTATTATGCCCGGAGTTCTGAGACTTGACTGCATTGATATCCTGGACAGCCGGGTTGCCGAAGCGGATGGGTGACCCGGTTTTCTTTTTTCTTGCCGAATGAGCACCAAGCGGATATGAGGGGGATGCTTGCGGCAGTTGCGAGGAGGCCAGTATTTCTTCCAAATAGAAGAAGGACGATCGCCCATGAATTGTTTATCGGTTTTCGCGTGGAGGACGAAAGGAGGTGAGGGCCCGTTTAGATAGCGTAGCATATTGGGCAGTTTCTTTTAGCCGTATCGTTCAGAGACTGAAAGAAAGGAGGATGTGATGTTATCTAAACAAAAATCTCTTCTATTCTTCGTTGTTTTGGCGATCGGAATTTCAGGGTGTGCCAGTTATAAACGAAGCAGGATAGATGTTCGTCGGGTGCAGGCTTATCCATGTCACTGCGGCATCCAAGGGATATGGTTCGCTGCTGATCCGTGCGACTGTCCAGAGAAGGCAAAACAAGGATTCTATGTTGATGTCACAAAAAGGGGATTCTATCCTGTAAATCTTGTTTTTGAGAATGAGACAAATGATCGGCTTCTGATTTTAAGAGAGAAAATCGAGTTAATTGACGCTAGTGGAAATATACATAGGCCAGTACGTAGTACCATCATGTTTGACGATTTTGAGAAAAACGAGATGGCTTATGCGATTCTCGGGTTCGGGATCTTTTCCTATATGTCTGCCGAAGAAGCGAACGAGAAGATGGAAGCCGACTGGCGTGAAAAAGAGATCCCCGATCAGCTTATCATTCTGCCAGACCGCAAAGGAAATGGATTCGTTTACTTTCAGCTTTCAGAAGGTAGAACGATAAAGGGTTGTAAAATTTGCCTGGAAGCAGAGAAACTTGAAAGTAAAGAGAAAATTCAATTGGAGCTTACGCTATAGATTGCCAATATATCTCTGGTAGGACGCCATACCTCTTCGAGGCGATGCTCTACACGACGGCCGATGCACCTTGCTCAGCAAAAGGGGAAGAGACTGCTTGAGGAATTCAAGATATACTTTAGGTCCAAGTGCTGTGACTTGTTCTTACGAATCCCGGAAGAAACATTGAAGCCTCTGAGACTCACAGTGGTTTGAGGTTTCAATACGAATTCGCTGATCTGGCTGGGACGGAGCTTATGCTCTAATTCCCTCTCAATTCACTGATTGTCATTTTCTTGTTGACACTTGATTCTCTATGAATATACTAAACATGGGGGTTGAGTATATGCCGATTAGGCGTTGTACCTCGTAACGCGGCCGTTCTACGAGTAAGTCAATATATCATCTCTCCTGGCTCATCCCTAACTGACTGCGACGAATCTGATCCCTTGATATTGTCCGACACCTAACCCCCTCACGAAAGACTTCACGTCAACTCTAACGAGGCAAGCACTTTAATTTTCGCTGTCTTGGTTCCTTAAATCCTCTCCCGGGAGAGGTAAAGTGGGGTCAGGACACAGGGGAGGGAAAGATGAAGAGATTGGTCTTGTTGCTTCTAGCTATGGTCTTTGTTTTAACGAGTGTGGCTTTGGCCGACGATGTTTACGTGAAAGGATATTTCCGAAAAGACGGGACATATGTTAGACCGCACATCAGAAGTTCACCGGACGGTTACAAGTGGAACAACTACGGGCCATCGCAAAGGGATACTGAGTTAATGAATCCATGGCTTCGAGACGCTGATCGTGATGGGACACCGAACTACCTCGATCTTGACGATGATAACGACGGGTTGTTCGATGACAGCGACTGGAGCCAATACTAAGATCAAAGGTTAAGGAGAAAAGTGTGACGAAGCGAATAATCATAGGCGCAACCTTAGGCCTCTTCCTCTTCTTGCATTCGATTCCCAGCTTCGCCGAAGCTTCTCATATTGTTAAGCGGGCCGTTGATGGCGACACTCTCGTCTTAGCTAATGGTGAGCGAGTCCGGCTGATTGGTGTGGATACGCCCGAAGTTCATGTGTCCGGTAAACTTTACCAGGATGCACAGCGCAGCCAAACAGATGTCGAAACCATTCAGGCCCTTGGGAAGAGAGCCTCCGATTTCACCAAGAAAATCGTACAAGGTGAGCGTGTTTGGCTTAGCTACGACCAGGCTAACGCACACCTGGGCCATCGGGACCGGTATGGAAGACTCCTCGCCTACGTTTACCTCGAAGATGGGACATTAATCAACGCTGAGATCATCAGACAAGGATACGGAAACGCATACACGAAGTACCCTTTTTCTCATATGGAGGAGTTCCGGCAATACGAAAAGGAAGCGAGAGAGTATCGGAGAGGATTGTGGGCTGATGATGGCTTATCTGATAGACCCAAGCAAGCGCAGCTTCAACAAACACAGCCGATAAAGACTCAAGGCAATATCACGGTTTACATTACAAAGACTGGGAGCAAATACCATCGGGGAAACTGCCGCTATCTTAGGAAGAGCAAAATCCCCATATCTCTTGAAGAAGCAAAAAGACGAGGTTATACCCCGTGCTCGGTCTGTAAGCCACCACGCTGAAGCAAGCTGTGTGCTTTACGGATGATCCCGAGTAGATCCGTCTGCGATTGTTCGCTGGGCTATTGGCGAGCCCCACGCAAAGCCGCCTCGGCGAGGTGCGATCACGCCCCCCTAAAGCTGATCCACCAGTGTGGGGCCTTCCACCGATCATGAAGACATAGCCAAGCGGGTTCATTGTCTGCGCAGCAATCCTTTTCCTCGCCCTGTCTATCCATGCCCAGCCTTGTCTCGAGCGGGTCAAACGAGTCGTTGACGGAGATACACTACTTCTTGTCAGCGGAGACCGCGTTCGGTTGATTGAAGTGGATATTCCTGCTTCAGAGATTCTAAGAAGAATGCAGAACAATACAAAAGTGTTTGACTCCTCCGGATTTTCGTGCTTTAATAATTTCATGTCAGGGGGGGACAGATCCAGCACATAGCTGCCTCATTTCGCGATTCGTTCTTCTTGCCTAGTACAATTGGTCCCCATTTCTTTCAGATCCCTATAGTCCAACTCGGAAGGCTTTTACATGCAACTCAACTTCTTAGTGGTGGACGACGATCGTGAATCCCGCCAATTCTTACGGGACTTGCTTGAGTTGCTACATGCGGGAGCCGATGTTCGTTTAGCCGCATCGAATGAAGAGGCTTTTCGTTGCTTGAAGGACTTCACTCCACATCTCATTACAACTGACATATCTCGCCCTGGTGGTGATGGATACGAGTTTCTCACTGCACTCCGTGAAGATCCAAAGACAGAATTTACCTCAGTAATCGCTATCTCGGGACAGAGCTGGAATGAGCGTGAAGAACTCCGCCAGTATCGTCATGGATTCAACGCAGTCCTTCGCAAACCTTTCGAAATTGACCAGCTTCTGCGTAGTGTTGATCGAGCCTTATCATTGCGGACAAATCCAGACGCTTTGCTCATTCACCTTGGAGTTGAACGCCAAGACCTAGATTACAAGGGCGTCCTCGACCTAAAACTCAAGGAACAGCGCGCCGCATTGGCAAAAGATGTCATCGCCATGGCAAATTGGGGCGGGGGTACTATTATCATCGGGGTAGAAGAAAGAAGCCCGGGTGAGTTTGTTTCTGTGGGCGTTGATGAGGAAAACCTCGCAAGCTTCGAGACCACACGAGTAAATCTGGCATTACGGCAATTCATGGATCCTCCAGTTTCTATCGTATCGCGACATGTGCGAGATGCTTCTCGTATCTTTGTCTTGCTTGAGATTCCGCCAGCAAGGGACACTTTCGTACTCGCTGGTAAGCAAAATGAACAGGCGCGTCTGTTCCCCGGGCGAATATATAGCAGAACACATGCCTCAGAAAGTTGCGAAGTTCAAAGCTCCTCCGAGCTACGTGACTTGTTTCAGAGATTAAGAATTCGATCCTCCTAAGAGGAAACTCTGATTAGCTGAAGACTAGAATATCGCAGCAGGCGGTTGAAGGAGGTCCATCATGTCTACTCCAAAGGCCCCGTACTTTTACAAGGAAAGTGGTAGTGACGCCTATCACTGGGAGACATCATGCTCAAAAAAACCATTATCCAGCCCCAGGGTGGAAGAAGTCCAACACTCGCCCACCGCGAAGAGAACAATGTAATGAATGCAAAAAGAAGTGAAGATCAGTGAAGACTTTCTCGCCTGCTGCGATATCAGCATATTTCAAAACTGACTGACATCAAAATTAGCCCGGGATATGGGTGACACATGAACAGATGGTCCAGAAAATATGACAAATGCGGAAATTGTCAAAGTGACCGATTCAAGCACGTGGCCAAGGGGTACTGTAGGCGCTGCTACGGACTTATCAAAAGGCTCAATGAGGTTGAACACTGGGATCCCGCTAATCCCCAATCTTTAAAAGGATTCCCTAGTATAGACATGCCCTATGATTCTCAGAGATTTAGTAGAGTGTTTAAGAAAATCCAATCTGGAGTTGCTTCACAAATAAGGGGGAGGTTAGCTTTCTTGAAGGCAAGGGAAGAGAGATTAAATTACCCAATTCAGGGAATTGACATCGAACACGGGCTTCGCCGTATTGCCCAGTGCTGTGGTACGAAAGATAGAAACCTATTTTTCGGTATCGCAGGATACATTGATCTAACTTTTGATCTGAATCAAAGGAAAATCCTGTATGAGTGGTTAAACAGAATCGAGGAAAACATACCCTGGAGAGGAATCAATTGGAATCGAGTTTTTTTGTCAGGCCATTGAGTGAGCTAATTTCCATTCTTCAGAAGGACTTCTCTTGTACTGCTCAATGTCATTAGGGAGGTCAACATGAACTACTCAGATTTCCTGAAAACTTTGGCTGACTTAACTCTTAGGGACAAATTATGGAATCTATTCCTCCAGGCAGAATCGGAAGCTAAGGAATTCTCAAGTCCTAATAATAGATGGATCGAAATTAGATGCGTCGGGGAGGCAAAGCCGGGGGAAAGTGGAGTGTGGATCCCTAAGCCCACAGACTGCCCGGCCGAATATGCAGAGATTCGAGTAAAACCGGATGACAACGATCTAGGGATAATATTCCACGAACTCTTTCATTCTGCATTTCACGAATCTCCTCTGTGGAAGAGCGACAATAGGTGGAATTGGGGTGATCCTTTTTGCGATGCCTTTAGGTATTTCATGGAAGATAGACTCTTGGGCCGTGCACCATCCGAATTTCTTGAGCAGGTGATGGACTATCTAAGCAAAACTGATGAGGAAATTACGCGAGTGAATGAATTCGCGTACAAGGGCCGTGCATCGAGAATACTATTGAAATGTTCCGGAGATTATGGGCAGTTCAAGAGTTTGTGGGAGTATCTTAATCAAAAAAGCCGTCTCCCACTGGATGAGTATTTCAATCTGACTCCGGGGTAGGTCGTTCCCCTTTCTAAGTGAACGTCAGCTATGATAGCATCTGCAATTGTGCTCAACAAAGACAAAAATGTCCTCCCCTGATGTCCCCTGCCTGAAATCCTCCCCTGATGTCCTTCCCTGATATCGCTTTGACAACCCTTCTTCCGCTGATATCAAAGCAGGGACACACCGGCTGCAGGGTTAAGTTGCGCCACCTACCCTATCGCCGATCCTCTCCATGAAGTCCTGCAAAGAGGTGTCCGTCACGAGTTCAACGGTTTTGAAACGTGCTCCACATTTGGAACAAACCCTTCTCCGGATTCTGCAGCCTCGACTCACCACCTCGGAGTTCGTCACCTTCCTGGTCTCGAATAGATTCCCACATCTTGGACACTTCACCGTGCCCCCTCCTCTCTCCACAGCACCCAAACACAGTCCCAACTACGTGGTTCAACGATAGCCCTCGTCTTCTCCTCGTCGACAACCAGGCCATTCTTCCTGAACTTCCCGACATACCACTCCTTCGATCTCAACGACTTCCTGCCCCAGGCACCGTTTCTTCTGACCTCCTCGCTCTTATGGTCGGAGCAGATAATTGCACACACAAGGTAGCCATCAGGCGCAAGCGACAAGCTCAACGCCTTGATCGCCTTCCCAGCATCGATCGGCTCGAGGTACCCGAGTACCCTGTCACACAAAATTCTGTCCCACCGCTTCGATTCCCCTGACACTTTGAGGTTAGCGTTTTCGTGACCGAGCCTATGCAGCCTCACGACGTCTCCGTGATAGATCCCTTCGCAAACAGCGTTATCGACAGCCCATTGGCTTATTTCGACCCCCTCGGCGTTCTTCACTCCACAATCCCTGAGATGCTGCACAGTCCAGCCCATCCCGCAGCCGATGTCCAACCAACTCCCTTCGGTGCCCAGTACCTGCGTAACAGCGATCGCCATGAACTTGTAGTGCGGGCTGTCCTGGTCCCTCTTGGCGCCCTTGATAGACCTTCCTCGTTCGTCCTTCCTCCCCTGGGTGAAAAAATCCTGATCAAACCATTCCTGTCTTTCCTTTGCAGATGCCATTAGTCCACCTCCAGTTCTTCGGTTCATCAAATTCTCAGCACCGTATCCACTTTCCCACACCTCTTGATGATCGATTCCGCCTGTCCGACGACACGAATACGTTCCGGAGCTATCCTGTGATCAAGCATTGCAAGCAACTTCGTATTATGCTCATATCGAGTATCAAAATCGCCCCACAGCTTGTGCTGCTTGTCCATGGAATTCGATTGCAGGTGCCAGCAGAATTCAAAAACCTCATCCTCTCCCACACACAATTCGAGGATCGTTATCCGCACATCCCGAATTCTGACACCCTTGAAGAAGGAGTAATGATCAGGCCAATCGTAATCGTCTACGCTCCGATTACGCCAGAACCTCTCAAGTATGGCATTCCTCGGATGGATCCACGATTTGCAGTAAACATAATCCCTGGCGATTTTCTCGTTGTCATCATTCGGCACCCAACTGTAAATGACTCTCTTGCCCCAATCGTGGCCACTATTCTTTGGCCACATGGGCAACACCCCCAGCCTTAGAATGCTCTCCACGTTCTTCGATTCCGTCGCATGGATTATCCTGACCATCCGCTACTTCCCTTCTCTTGCCTCTTCCGCAGCAACATACTCCGCTATCGTCCTCATGGCCGGTTCCAACCGCGCAGGCAAAACTTTGTGCCTGTTCTTGATCAAATTACGAAGATCCCAAATCCTCAGCCCTTCGCTGTTCATGATCTCCAGCACTTCCATGGCAGTTCGATTCTTGATCTTCAGATCCTCGATTTCCTCTTCGAGTTCGTGCATCCGACGTCCGAGGGCGCCACCAATCTCTATCCCCAGCCTCTTCTTCTCCTTTACAAATTCAATCCAGCGCCTCCACCTATCCAGCTTCGAGGCGTGAAACGGATCCCTGTCGGGCTCAAGTTTGGACATGATGACGTAGTACAGCAGCGGCCACGGCATCTCGACATGTCGAATCAAGGCCTTCTTCTTGGTGAACGCCTTTCCTTGGTCATTCACATACACCAGCCCCATCTGTTTCTGGACTTCATCGGGTTTGATCAATCCCTGTGGACATGCGAAGTAGAACTTGTGGCAGTATTTGAGGTACGTAACCCACTTCTCATCTCCAACAAAATCACGCCGGCTGACCTTCACTTCGTAAAACGTGATGCATGGATTGCTCCACGACTTCCGGATGGCCACCGCATCGATCACGCCTAACCGCTCATTCCCGAACCATGACCCTCCAGTCCTCACCTGGGCAGCAAAATACTCTTCCTTGCCAGAATACCTGTGGAAGACCGGTCCACAGTCCTTCATGTCAGCCAGGGCCCGGAGCACTTCCTGCTCTGTCATTTCATCTCCTTCCTCGGTTTTTCCGCTGGTGGAGCAATTTCAGGCCTTGGTACTGTCGGTGGACCCTTTACGTACTCTTTCCTCGAGCCCTCGCATAATGGTTCCAACCGTTGTTCGCCAAAATCCGCAACACGGTGACAACGCTTGCAGGAGCCGTGCACCTTTCCTTCAAAAACCCACGTGTCCTTCGGCTTCCTGTGCCCCAGGGTTCTGCACCAGAAATTCAGCCATCTTTGCCACAGTGTCTCTGGCATATCAGCCACCACCTTTCTTCCTGAGACCCGCGGGCCACCCCTGCCTAGCCGAATAGGCACACACCCCACTCTATGCTGTATCGACATGCGCTCCCCACGCTACCCTAGAGTCAGTGGCCTTCCCCATGGACTACCCGTTGCCAAGACAACAGGCGGGCTTCAAACGTACTTGCTCAGGATCTCCACTACCTCTTTCGGAGGCAGCTTCGCCAGCTTCCGCAGCAAGATGCCCATAACCTCCTTCACCTGGGCGATCGACATCGACTGCTTACCACCTTCTTCCAACGTGACTTCTTTCGCCAATTCATTCAGATCAACCATCGCACCCAACCTCCTTTCCTTGATCAATTGTCACCTCGAATATCTTCAACTCCCCCTTCCATGGAATCGGCGTCGGGAATTTTCTCGCATCCTCGAACACAAACCCCCAAGGGCCGAAAAACCATCTCGATGGATGCCCCCTCACACAGTCCGTCATTTGCACAATCCCGAGAATGGCTCCAAAAACGTGCTCGCTCTTTCGTGGCACAAGCACGCCCATTTCGTTCGACAGAAATTCATATCCGTACTGATCCCACCCCTTACCCGCATGGATCAACAACGGCCCTCGGTAACCACACCGCCACTTCCTGTTCTCCACATCCTTGATTCCACTAACAACTAACCCTGCCCATGGCTGTTTGATCGACAACGCTTTCATGCCCGATTCCCCTCCAAAAGTGGCAGACGTCTACCAGTCTCAAGTAACTTCTTCCGCGATGAATGGTAAGGTAAGGATCTTTCATTATTTTTCGTTTGTGGCAAATAGGAGGCCTGTTGTTTTTTTCCTGGGAATCCTGTTGTTCCCGGGTACACCAGACCCCTCAGAAAAAAAGCCGTGCCGCTCCCCTATTTATTCCTCTTGGGCGGATCTTCGTTATAGAGCCACCTATACTCATCTTCCGAGAGCCGAACGCCCTCTGCTGTCTCCTCTTCCCCTTCCAATTCTCCAAGCTCAGGACCCACCACCGGCTGGATCTCCATCGTCTCCAGGTCGTAGATCATCCCGGCAAAAGCGTCGGCCACGTCCTTCGAGAAATTAGGAGGGTGGTCAACATACTCCTTCCCACCTTTCACGCGTTTCTCAAGTCTTTTTAGCTCCTCAATCAGTCGGTCGTACCAATACATATTGACCCGGTCATCGTACAAAGCGGTCTTCGCTCTCTTGTACGGCTCGATGTCCGCATCCACACTCACGTACGCCACATGGTACCCGCGCTTCTCCAGGACCTGCATCGTGTCCTTAGACTGAAATGAATCGATCGAGACAACGCCGATCAAGAACCCGAGTCTCGTGAGTTCATAGATCAGCGATCGCACGTCATTGAACTGGATCTCCCCTCCTTTTGGTGGCACGATACGAAGCATCAGATCAACGTTGATCAACGGCAGACGTTCGGAGTGCACCCGGATCTTCGGATACCGCTTTCCATCCTCGTCTACGTCCTCAACCTGCGTGGTCCGTTGCCTCATTTCGTATCTCTCGATATGCCCCATGCCAAAACCGAAGGCGTCTCCAGATACACCCGGATCCAGATGAATCGCTCTCGTAGCCTGAGGGTTTCGCCGCGGCTTCCAGTTCCCCTCCTTGTCCTTTACGCAAAGCAGTTCCGTAAGCAGTCGGGCGCCGTCCTGCAGCGTGGTCTCTTCCGCGCTGAACGGATGTGCCCAATCCTCTACAACGGCATCATAAATCTTGCCCCTGTTCATAATGAACGGCGAAATGGCCAGAGTCGACCTGCCGGCGATATCCCTGATCGCTCCTTCCATGTCGAGATCGAAGTCCGACTTCCACTCCATCGGAACCTCAACGACTTCACCCGTGATCGTATCCGGATCCTCATTCCCTTCAAGAATCCGACTCATACCGTGTTCATCATTTACCTCAACCTTGAACATTTCCCCGCAGTACAACGACTTGGGCTTTGTCTCCCATTCTGCGTAATCCCGGATGAACGTCTTCGGATCGTCCTTCAGGTCGGCTACCTTCCGCTCCGTGAAATCATCCGGATACTGTTTCGAGGACAAGGCGATCAACATACCAGGCCTCAACCCCACCTCCTTGAACCTGGACTTCATTCTTCTCCTGACAGCCTTGAAAAGCCGATCGGCCTGATCGTAGGTACCTCCGACACCCACCTGCTTGCTATCCTCAATCACAGCCATGAAATTCGCCTCGTCAATGGCTGCTCCAAAGATATTCTCACCGATCGCGGATGTCTCCAGACTATTACCTGGCTCAGCCCTCACATGCTTGGGGAATCGGAGCTCACTCAGGACCCCTGGTTCATGGGCAAACTTCTCCTGGAAGTAGGGGGACCGCCGAAGCTTCACAGCGATCTCTGCGAACAGAACCTTCCTGGCCTTTGTGGCGTTAATCGAGAAGTTCTTGAACACAACAAACGAGTCCCGGGCCAGCTTGTACGCCCCCTGCGGGTTCCTGAAACACGAAACTTCATAGATCATCCGTGCGATCGCAAAGGACGTGAAGAAATCCTTGCCCCACCCGATCGCCCCGGTCAGTATCACCGTGTCGTAGATGTTGCCGGCGAACAATTCAACCAGGTCGTCACATAGCTTGGGGTACAGGTCCGCACCGTGATACCCCATGTAATACCGATCAGTCAGAAACGTATGCATATCAACAGGATACTCGTCGTACTCAAGCCCCGTACTCTGCTCAAGCCTGACGATCTCCCTGTCTCGGGTGTTCGCCTCATAGGCCTTCAGGATCTCGATGTCGGACATTCGCGGGTCATCGTTGAATCTACGCCTTAGCATCCTTCGCCTCTAGCAAAGCATCGAATCGGCCGTCAACGTTCCTTTTCCTTAGGGATTCAAGAATCCGTTGCTGCTCCTCTTCCAACTCCCCGAGGGTCATACGTCCAGTGTCCTTGGCCTTTCGCGCTTCCTCTTGCGCTTCGACCTTGACTGCCTCTACCAATCCGAACTCAACCATCAATTTGTGCCGTGCCTCTATCGCCTTGATGGCGTTGTTCAGAAAGCCTATCTTGTTGCTGTCCAGGTCCGCGGTATGCCAAGCGTCAATGGCATACTCCTTTATCATGTCCAGTTCTGCCAACCTCTCTCCGATCGACTGGATCCCTGCTTCCTTCACACTTTGGACATTCTCGTTTCTTATTTCAGTCGTAAGGACCTCGTACTGTCTCCGCGACAAATTGAGCACCGTCCTGCACATACCCCTGTCAATCCCCCTGAGCCTCATCTCACGCAGCTGCCTCTTGACCGCCTCCTTCTCCTCACGGCGCATCCTGCCTCGATTCCCTTTCGCCGGTTTCTCCTCAGGCTTTCCTTCCTCAGGAGCAGCAGCAGCAGCCATGCCCTCAATTTCCTTATCCTTGCTCATCTGGGGTCACCCCCCCTCCTGCCACAAATAATCTTCTTCAAAACGTCAAAACATCGTAGTTGCAGATGTTTAACTCGTGCGACAAGCCCACAAATAATCGATTTCGACACCCGATCGTGTCCTTTTCGTACCGTTTCCTGCCTTATCCGGTCCAAATCCGTCCCGATTCGGTGCATATCCGTTCAGTTTCAGCCATCATAATAGTAGCCTTCAATCCGCACTCCCACAGAACCTGGGTCCGCACTCCCTGCCGTAATCGTCCTATTCACCAACGTACATTTCGGGCAGATTCGATTGTATCTCCCCCGTGCGATGAACGACCTTCCGCACTTCAAGCACTTCCTCTTCACCTTCTCCGTGTTCTTCTTCTGGTCGTCTCTCTGCCACTGCCTCTTCTTGTTGTGCGCCCCGCGGTCGGCCTTCTTTGGCCTGGCGGGGTAGATGTGTTTAGCCATTTCCACTAACTGCCACCCGCTGCTCTTCCGCTTCCTCCTTCGGAGTCTTCGGCGACATCTCCCGATTCAAGAACTCTCCCGCCCTTTCCCTGGCCTGCTCGTATCCTTCGCCCATCTGTTTGTACAGACCATTCTTGAGCCATTTGGGAAGACGATGGTAACATCTGGAACAGAACGTCATGTTGGACATCTTCTTCTTCCCGCACTGGCACTTCTCACTCATCAGTTCCTTGATCATTTCTTTGCTTGTCATCCTGAACACTCCTTTCTGACCGCCCCGGCTATCCCCCTTCTCCAACACGTACTTGACGATCGGCTTGCCGTGCCGGCCTTCACACCTTTCGGCCTTGATCTTCAATCCTGTGTCTTCCCGGATCTCGCCAATCCTGGCAGACAGCCGATACACGCCGTACAACTCAAACGCCTCATCTCTCGTTATCGATCCCCGCTTCTTCAGGTGATCGAGTATCGCTTCCTTCTGCCCCATCTCCTGCCATGCTCTACTCATTCTCCCCGTCATATCCGATCAGTCTGAACCCCTGCCCTTCCAACCGATCAAACAGCGTCTCGTCGATCCCCACCTGGATATAGGGCATAAACACTTCTTCCATCTTGACCATCCCTGTCTCTACGAACGCCATTTGGGCCTCCACCCAACGAAGGATTTGCCTCCATGCAATCCGTTTGGCCTGCGCCTCGAGGACCGAGTACTTTCTCACCCCTCTCCTCCTCCTAGATTGCCGAAGACGATAGACCTCCTTCCACCGACAGGGGAGCCGAAAAGGAACCTTCTGGTCATCGCCCTCGTTCACCTTGATTGTGAACGACACGGCAGAGACCTCCCCGCCCTCGTACTCAGTCAAAACGCCCTGGGCCCCGTGCTTTCTCAACACATTTTGGATCTCTCCGACCGTCCTGTTCGGATCGATCGTTGTGGTTTCCATATACAGTCTGTTGCTGCTGCCCATTACCCCCTCCCCTCCTTCGCCATCTCTCCACCTCTCCAGTCGATGGCGACTGTTCTCGCAATCACCTCGT